AGACATTGCTGTCCGGGCGGTCGAAGTAGTTCCTGTAGGGATTCTCCCCGCAGATTTCCGGCGCGTTGACGTAGCGCTTAAGGTTCGGGTTATTCGCCCCGGTTGAGTGGATTATGATACCTGCCGGGCTGCCTGTCGGCATGGGGCGGGCGGCTTTGAACGCTCCGTTGTTCCGGGCGTATGCTTCAAATGTTATCGCCATTGTCGCTGTCCTCCTTCTCCGTATCCGCCTTCTTCTCAATATCGCCCCTGATACGCTTCGCAAGCTTCATCAGGAACGGCGGGAGCTTCACGCCTATATCTATCATATTCTCCAGGACGGATATCACCTCGTTGCACATGAGCCACGCACAAACGACGATCGCGCACACGAACGACACCTCAAGCTGAATCCCGATGTTGTTCGCAGCGTATGTAACGAGCCAGTCCATCACGCCGCCGACCACCACGAGTAGCCACATGCAGACCTTCTTCACGATTCCCCGGAACGACTTGTAGCTGCTTATCTTCTCGCTGCGGTACTTTGCCGCCGCAAGCCCGGTTCCGTAGTCTATAATCTGGAGCAGCACCAGCAGCAGGAACGGCACGGCTACCACGCCGAGCCACGCGAACAGCGCCGAAAGCAGCGCCGTGAATCCGATTTTTTCAAGTTTGTCCATTTATCCCTCCATTCCCGCAAGCTCCGCACGGAGCTGCGCTGCTTCTTCCTCAAGCGCCTTGAGCCGGGATTTATCCTCATCTGTTCCGACGCCCGCAACTATTGCAGCAAGTGGGCGTATTCTTTCCCGGTCTATCTCAACGAATCTCCGGGATATCTCGGCGGTGCGCAGCCGATTTTCCCGAGCAGCACGCTGCTCGTCATTTTCGCGCGGTTCGATGATTTCATCATAATTCTGCGACATATGCGTATCCTCCTTCTACTGCCTTGACATCTGTTATCGCCCTCATGCTTGGGCGAAGATTGAGCGGGTCGATATCGTTCGTAGTTCTGACCTGGTAGAATCTCTGGCACTTCGCAAGCTCCGCAGCGTAGTCGGGCGGAACGAACGGCGTCGCCAGTGAACCGCCCTCCAGCTTCGCCCATGCGAGTTTCAGGGAGTTCCCGGCTTCGGTGCCCTTGTTGAACCCGATGGAGACTGCGGAGATGTATTCGCCATCTGGCAGGTCGACCGATACCTTGTTCACTCCCTCGCGAAGCGCCAAAGTATAGTAGCTGTCAACGTAGTCCCCGGCTGCGGTCACAGTGCGGATACGCGCGGCCCATACTCCGGTGACGTCCGCTGCCTTGAGAGATAGCGTGTATTTTCCCGGTGGAAGCGGGAACTCAAAATCCTGCCAAAAAGCGTGGGTTGTTGACGACGCTGTTACCGTAGAGGTGAGCTTCACACCGCCGGAAATCGGCGCTGCGCTGCACTTCCCGGGAGAATACCATCTGTCGACCGTGTAGCCGGAGGTGTATTCAGCCTGCCCGCGCTGATTTACCCGGAAATCCGGATTGATGAGCAGATTCGGATTGCTCAGCCCGTCCCAGGCGGACTTCTCCTCGGCAGTAACGTGAATATCCGCATTGCCTGCGTGGGCTTCGAGAGCGGCTCTAGCTACATCGTCCGCGCCCGAGCCGCCGGAAGCCGCGGAATTACGAAAAGGGTTCGTTGAGTAATCGCTCCCGATGAGCTGCACCGAGCCCGTGCCCTTCAGGTACACCGTGCCGTTCGCGCCGTAAACGCCAACGGACTGACCCGCAGGTATGCTGACCGTGCCGTCAGCACCCGCCGTAATGCCCGGAGCTCCAGAAGCGTACACGGTAGCCGTGCCGTCGTTCCTGAGCCAGGCGTTTGTGCCGCCTGAGTAATTCACCCTGATTTCCGCGCCCGTGAGCGCGATAGTCTTTGATGTCATAATTTATCCCTCCAAAAGTACCTTTTTGCCGTTAAAATACAGGCTGCCACCCGCTGTATACAGCTTATTTCCAGCGGAATATATTTCGAAATCACCTTTATCCATAAAGATTCCCATATTACTGTTTACCAGCTCTAATCTAATTTGCTCGCCCGAATCAGATACAATTTTTATTCCATTATTTTTGTTAAGCTTAATGCATTTTTCTTTGCCATCAGAATACTGTTGTACTATATTGTACCCGTCTTCGTTTGCTAGAATATAAAATCCCGGCGGTGCTTTCATTTCGAAGTAGTTCCAGCTAGGGCTTGCTTCAATGTTCAGTGATTTTACACCATTTTCCGTTGTGGTTATGCCACCATACTCATTGGTTATGGCGGCAGTATTTGTCCCAGAAGTCTGCAGCTTTTCGGCTGTGCCGGAAGAAGCCGCTTCCATCGCGTCCATGCGCTTTTCCAGCTGGGATTTGGGCTGCGTGCGCTGCCTGGATCCTGTGTAAGTCTCCGCAGAATAGGCCGCTACCGCCGATTCCTCCACTGCTGACAGGGACGAGGGCATGCTGCATTTTATTGTGTGCTGCCCCCGGTACCTCCAGATCTGAGAGGTGATCATGCCCGTTGCATATCCCCGGTCGGTGTCTATAGCGCCGCCCCGCAGCCGGACATAATCCCCGATCTCAAGAGCAGGGTCGCCGGTGAAGCTCGAATCAAAAACACGATTCAGGCATTTGTACATCTGCAAAAGCTCATTGTTGAGCACCGCCGCGACATCGTCGTCGGAAAGCTCTGAAAGCAGCGGATTTTCGTTCAGCTCCATAACGGCAAGCTTCTCGCTGCCGCCCGCTGATATCTCCTTTGTGGAATACACCGCAGCGCCGGTTCGCCTGGTGAACAGTTTCGCAATGCGGGTCGTATCGTCCGAGAAATCCGTATTGAAGCGGATATTCCCGGCTATTTCACGCACCGGGACTATTACTCCGCCGTCGTTCCTCTCACATGTGAGCGGAACGAATTCCAGCTCGTTGCTGCGGCTGATCCTCGCAAACGAAGCGGTCATCATGCCGACATACATCAGCAGGTCGCGCTCCGTCTGGACACGCGCTGTGTTGATGTCAGCGGACTGTGTGCCGTTCGGCAGCGCTTCAAACGCCGTCTGTGTCATTCCGAAGCTTAACCCGGCAGCAGTACACGCTCCGCACACAAGCTCATACAGCGTTCCGGAGCGCTCGGTCGCCCCCACATCGAACAGCGCCATTCCGTCGAACGCAGAAAGCGTTACCGTGTCATTCCGACGCTTTATCGAGGAGCCGTCCACATAGAAGCGCCCGAGCGGCACCGTCTCGGACTTCGCAGCCTGCATATCGCTGTCGTGGTACAGAATGAACGCGAGCCGTATCGCCGCGCCGTCAAGGTCGCTGGTTTTCCCCGCGAAGCCTTTAAGGGAGCAGGAAAGCTCCCCAGAGTACACCCCGCCCGGGCGGAAGTCCCCGCGGCCGTTCATTTTCTGCGTTATAGAAAGAGAACCGGCGGCAATATTGTCGTCGGTCAGGTGAATTATAGTGCCGTCCCGAAGCCTTACCGCTCCGCTTATCCCGGTGTACCGGACCGGCGCTTTTATAAGCTCCTTATAGGTATCTGAAACATTGTACATATCAATACTCCGTGAATGACGTGGTGAAGCTCCACCAGCTCTTTTCCGGGTCGGAAGGCTCCCAGCGGAGCACCTCCGGTTCTCGGCTAGGGTCGGCGTAGCACTCCATCGTGCTGAACTGAACGTCGGCGGGCTGGTTGATGTCGAAGAACCTGACCTGTATCTTCGGGGGCTTGATAGCCTCGCGTATCTTCCGCAGGTCAGGGGTCTGCACTATCCAGGTGAACGACATCTTCCGGACGTCCGACCTGATGATGTCGCGGGTCGCATACATTGATTCCGACCGCCCGGAATTTTTGCTGTCGTAGTCCTTATAGAGAGGTTTGAAGCTGCTCGGCGTGGGCATTTCTACGCCGTCTATCTTGATTATCGAGGCGGTTTTCTCGGACATTGTTCCTCCTTTCCGGATCAAACGGATCATATTGCAGTTTATCCCAAACGTCAATAGCCGTTTGAACGGGTCTGCTCATTGTTCTGATACTGCGTTGTGTTTTCCGCTATAATTTGCCCGTCCAGGTCAATATAGTTGTGGAACTCTATTATCTGCGGTGCCGCCGAACTGTCGGGGAGCTGAACAGGGCCCGTCATTGCTCCGCCGCTGTATACTGCGCCCGGAATGCTGCTCTGCTGTGTGGAATAATCAGCGTAATCGTAGCCGCGCACCTGCCCTGTTTCCTCAAGGGACTGCTGCAAGCCGTAAGCGTAGGCGATACTCAGCATATCACCGTATCCGTTATCGTCGAAGAACTTCTGCTTTGCGCTGTCGGTAAGGTAATCATTTTTGACGGAGTTCAACGCGTCTGCCGCATTCATTCCCCGCTTCAAGCGTTCCAGGAGCGCGGAGTTCATGCCGTCGTACAGCGTTTCAAGCTCGCCGGACATCTGGTCTATCTTCATTACGTCGGCAAGGTCGTCAATAGTGATCTGACCCGTAATGTATTTAAAGAAAAAATCGCCCGTGCTTGTTGCTCCGACAGACATCAGCTTATCCTGAAAGCTGTACAGAGCGCTCCCCAGGCTCATGAATATTCCGTCCCAGACCTTGAAAGCCGCCTGCTGTATAGGCGAAGCAAAAGACTCTACCGAGTTCTGGATACCGGTCAGGAAATCCTCCACATCACGAAGCGCCTGCCTGTGCTCTTCCGCGTTCTGGTCTGTCCCGAACGCCTGATAGAGCGTACTGCCGATATCGTTCCAGAACTTGGTCCAGTCCTCGCCCCAGAGCTTTTTGATGCTTTCGTTCCACGCAAGGAGGCTGTCATACTGTTCCTGCCCGGAGCCGAACACAGCCGACCACATCGTACTGAACCCCGTCCCGATATCCCCGAAGGTAGTCGAGAACGTATCCGCCAGCCCGTCCAGGCTGAAATTATTTAGCTCGTCCATGCTGTTGTTTACGCCTGCGAGATCGTCGGTCAGCCCCGCGATGGAATCCTGCGCGGATTCTGCGCCGTCCACTATCGCGCTGAAATCCACGCCGCCGGTGCTGCTGCCGGAATCGAATACGTTCAGCGTATCGATGTCCGCGAGCTTTTTCTTGGCGGTATCCGCGCTCTTACCCAGACCCTCCATGCTGTCGGACAGGCTGTCCGTGCTTTCGGCTGCCTTGTCGGCTCCGGCGGCGGTATCCTCCATCGCAGCGCCTTCGGATTCGTTCATCTCCCGGGCGGTCGCTCCGACCGAAGCCACGATCGACAACAGTCCCGCCAAAATAACGAGCCACCCCGCCGCAGCCTTCATTATATTTGCGCGCTTTGCTTCCTTCGGAATGAGGATATTGAGCAGGCTGTTCCATTTCTCATTTGCGGCAGTCCACAGAGCGTGCGCCTTAGTCGCCGCCGGGATCGCTACAGCGGCGCCCACAGCTATCCCGAGCATTGTTTTCGCGCTCGGTGACATGCCGAGCAGGTACTGACCCGCGCTGTTCAGCCCCTCGCCGAGCGATACGACGAGCGGCGTTATCAGCTCCAGCCCGCCGCGCGCCATCGTCAGAAGCGTTGTGGCGGTCGGCAGGAGCTGCGTTCCGAGGTCGGCGGTCATGTTTTCAAGCTGCGCCTTTGCGGTCGTCAGTGAGCCGGAGAACGTGTCGTTTTCCCGGGCGTAGTTCCCGGCGGCGTACTCCGTCTTGTCAAGGAACATCTGCATTGCCGCGCTGACCTTCTGCTGCGTGGTTTCGAGCTTGCCGAGCCCCTTTTCCTGCGCGTACGCCTGGAGGGTCGTGTCGTTCATGGCAACGCCGAGATTGTCCATCATCGTAAAATTGCCCTTCGCCGCGCCGGTGACCGCTTCCATCGCGTCCTTGACGTCAACGCCCATGATAGAAGCCACATCGGAAGCCCTCTGCATGACCTGCTGCGACATCGCCGAAGCGTACCCGGTATCGAAGCCGGAGCCTTTCAGCAGAGCGCCCATCTTGTTTGCCTTCGCAAGGTAGTCGGATTCCGACAGCCCCATGTCCTTGTACGCGGTCGCAGCTGCTTTCCTCATGGATTCCGCATGCTCCGAGAACACGACCTCCACGCCGCCGAGCTGCTGCTCAAGCTCGCCGCCGGACATTATGCTGTCGCCGATTATCTTTCCGATACCGAGCGCCGCAAGCTTGTGCCCGAGATTCGTGAAGAAATTCCCGATATCATCGGTGGAACGTCTGGACTGCTCCTCCAGGTCGTCCAGCCTTCCGATTACATCGCCGATGGCTTCGTTGAACTTCCGGTCGTTCGCGGAAATAACTATGTTCAGCTCCTCAACGGTCATGACCCGCCTCCTCTCTGTAATGCTGATTGTGGACGGCCGCTATCCTCGCCATCGCCGCCTGCGAGCGCTTCCATGCCGGAGTATCGTCCTGCATGAGCGCCCCGAAATGCCGCTCCGGGGTCTGCGGGAAGCTCCTCGGAGCATTCGTAGCAAGCCCGGTCAGGTACGCCGTATGCCAGGCGAACACCGCGCGGCTCCGGGCTTCATCAGTGCGGCGCTTCACGGCGGAGCTGTTCAGGTCGCAGAGCTCCGCCGGGGTGAGGTCGTAGAACTGCTCCGTATATGCGCCGCAGTCTACTGCTGCCTTTCGTAGCTGGGCTATCAGTTCCCCCGCGCTGCACGGTCGAGGAGCTGCCCCTGGATTTTTTTTGCGGCTTCTACTGCCGACTTCGCGATGAACCCGCCGTTCTTCAGCGCGGTCATGACGACCTCGGACGCTTCCTCTATGGTGCCGCCGTTGTCGACGAACTCGTCGTACGCGTCGCACGCCTCGTTATGCGAGATATCAGCGCCGCATGCGATGAACCGTGTCAGCACTCCGACCCTCTGGCAGCGGGAAAGTCCCCGCAGCAGGTCACAGTCAAGCTCGGATTCGAGCTTCTCAGCCCGGCGCGCGGTGAAGCGCAGCTCCAGGCTCTTTTCGTCTGAGATCTTCAGATATGCTCCCGTCATGTGTTACCTCCGTTCCACTCAAGCTTGCTTTCAAGCGTAACGCTGAGAGTGTACTTCATAGCCTCGCCGACGTTGCCGCCGTTAACGTACACGGTGGGCTTGCCCTCCCAGGCGTAGGAAGTGCCGTCGGGATAGTTGAGCTTCCACTTTATCTTCGCACCAGCTTCCTCAAGCTCCTTAAGCTTTGCGAAGTTCTTCTTTATCATCGTTCCGGCGTCAGGGTCTTTCTCCTTGTTGTAGAAAAATCCGAACTTCATGTCGCTGACGTCGGGAATGCCTCCGATGTAGCGCTCGTTAGCGTCGCGCATGTTCGTCACCTTGACCTTGGGCGGGTCGGCGCCCATATCGGGGTAGCTCTCCAGACCGTACAGCTCAAGCCATGTTGTGCCGTCGTCGGAAGAAAAATCAAGGTGCGTGTCCTTTGTTAAAAGCTCCATATTTACCTCCTGTAAACTAGTCCTGTGTGTTCGTCTATCGCCGCGCTGAACGTCAGCGTACGGCGGTGCAGTCCGTCCTCCCGGATATCCGCGCCCGAGTTCCGGACGAATCCCCGGGATATCAGCCGCGCGGAGATTTTCAGCGCCGTTTCAGTGCAGCGCTGCAATTTCGTGTCGTATACGTCCACCTGGAACGACACCGCCGCAAGCCGTTCCTCGCCGGAAATTATCGTGCCGGAACCCATGTCCAGCGGCGTGAGTATCGCAAGCGGGAATTCCGGAACTATCTCCGGGAACTGCGGCTCCAGCCGGACGATATCTTCCACCAGCGGCGGAATTATGATGTTGATATCAAGCATTGTCTATAGCCTTTCTCAGTTCCTCCGCGACGATGGCGTATATCTTCTTTTCCTCGTTCTTTCCGACCGCCGCCCGGAGGAACGACTGCGCCCTGTGCCCGTGCGAGGTGTGCCAGTTGCCCTGTTCGTCCTGCCAGCGCCAGAGCAGCTTTGCAGTGTGCGGCACTCCCGGGTCGCCCTGCGTGCCGGTACCGTACTCCACGAATATCGCGTACTCCTTGTTGGTGCCGACCGTGACTACGCCCGGCGCGAGCCGCTGTACCCGGATACTGTTCCGGAGTTCTCCGGTGTCCACCGGGCAGAGCAGGACGGCGTTTCCGCGTATTTTCTCGCCGCCCTTGAGCAGGGCGCGGTCGAGGACCTTTCCGCTGTCCGCGCGGACGGACTGCATTTTCTTGATAAGCTCCCGTATCGTCATACCAGCTCGCACACCGCCTTCCTGACGTTTCCGTAGGTAGTCACCCCTCTGACCTCGTAAGTGCCGCCGGGGAGCTTCACACGGTCGCGTTCGCGGATATCCGTTCCGGTATCGCAGTAAAGCTCCACCGAGCGGCTGAACTTCACGCCGTACTGTTCGGCGGTGGCGTTATCAGAGAGCGGCTGGACTTCCGCTCGGATATTTCCGGCAGGCTTCCAGCGCGTTTCAGAGCCGATGTAGGCGCTTTTCACGGCCGCAGGGCGGGAAAGCGGCAGCGTTTTAAGCCTGTTCTGTATCAGCCGTATAAAGCACCCCCGCCTTTCTGGGATAGTTTTTCAGCCGCGCAAGAAGCTCCGGCGGAAGTCCGTCGAAGCTCTGGGAAATTCCGCCCTCGCTGCGGGAGGATTCGCCCTCAGCGCCGCGCTTGTTGTACGCTATCACTGCAAGCTGAACCTGCACGGAAACGAGCCTTTCCGGGACTACATCACGCCCGATATAGTCGCGGACGGAATCCTCCGCGTCCGACAGCAGGGCGGTTATTAACCCGTCCTGCGAATCGTCCGTTATCCCGGCAAGAAGCTTGAAGCGCTCAAGCGGGGTCATGCGCCGACTACCGCGTCGAATACGGCGGAAGCCGCTACGGCCTTATCGTCCACAACGGAAACTACAGCGACCTTGTTTCCGGCAGTCGCGGAGATAATGCCGTCCGCAGGGACCTCGGTGAATCCAGTCGCCGCCGCGCCGAACTTCGGAACAGTGACGGAGCTGTCTGCCTTGTACATCAGCTTTCCGGCGGCGTTGCGCGCGATCCTGAGCCTGCCCCTGCCGGAACCGGCGGCGGTCATGGACGCTCTTATCTCGCCCATAGCACCGAAGTGAACGCCGACGGAGCACTTCTTGTTCTCGGTAACGAACGCGTCGTAGTACACCAGACCCTCGACAAGGTGACCCGCGATACCGGGAGGATTGTCGTGGATCTTGTATTCTGCGAGCTTCTCCGGGGAGCACACAGATTCGCCGTAAGCGATGATGAACGACGCGCCGGCGGGCATTCTGCTCTTGGGAACGGCTACTATCTTAACACCGTCGACGTCGCCGACCTGCCCGGTGATGAGCATGTTCTGCGCAAGCTCGGAAGCCTTGGTGTAGCCGTCGCACTGCTTTATCGCATTGAGGAACGCGTTGGAAACGTACGCCACTCTGCCGACCGCAGGCACCTCGTCGTCGCTGATGGCGCTGTTTATCGCGAGAAAATCACTGTATGCGGTGGAGTTGCTGGTGGCGCTGACCGCTACGTGCTCAGCCTTGTTCGCGGCGGTCTTAAAGCGGTAGGCGTCCACCTCCGGAATAACTACCTGGTCGAGCTGTCTGCGGAGCGCCTTTGCCGCGTCGCGGATACCCGCCGGGGAATCCACCGCGTTGGTGGCGTCAATGGTGAACGTGAACGAACGCTTCTGAGTGAGAGTCAGCTCCTCGGTGGTGTCCTCCAGCTCCTCGGGGTTGCCGTAGCGGTTGGAGCCTGTCGCCTTGTAGTCGTTCATTTCAGCGGTTCCCATGCTGTAGACCTTGACGGTCTGCGCTCCGGTGAATTCGTACTTGCCGCCCGCCATCGAAGTGGTGAGCGCTCCGAGCCTGAATACTTCGTCGACCTTATCTGAATACTTTGTTGCGAGATTTACTGCCATTAAATTTACCTCCTGTTAAACTCCCAGTCCGTCAAGGAATGGGTCCTTTGCGCCGGGGTCGCCCTTTTTCGGGGGAGCTCCGGCTAACTTCTTTGCTACCTCCGCGCTGACGGCGTCCGTGAAAGCCTTCGCGACTGCCGCCGTGCTTGCTTCGATGCCGTCGGGGTCGGAGATGTCCACAGCCCCTACCAGAGCGGCGGGTACGTTCTTCTCCGCGAGGTACTCCTTTGCAAGGGCGGTGCGCTCCCGCTTCGTCAGAGCGGCTTCGCGGTCTGCGAGAGCCTTTTCCTGCTTCTCGCGCTCATGCTTCGACTTTTCGTCTGCTGTCATAGCGGCTACGCGCTCAGCCTCCGCCTTTTCGTCCGCCGCTTTCTTCTCCCAGCGCTTCTGGCGCTCCGCGATGATCTTGTTGAGCTCTGCCTGGGTGAACGTCTTTTCAGCGGGCTTTTCCGGTTTGTTTTCCGCCTCCGGCTCGGGCGTAGATACGTTAGGATCACCTCCGGCGGTCTGAGCGCCGCCCTGCTCCTGTGTGGTCTGGGTTGTCTGTTCGTCTGCCATAGTTACCTCCGTTTATAGCCTGTCGGCTGTTATTCCGCGCGGGCTTTTAATGTCGTCAGCGTGTTTCGGACATGAAAAAAGCGCCGTGCATTGCTGCATAGCGCTTAATTATTCGTTTGAGATTCTAGCTATTATTTCAAGCTCCCGTTCGCTGAGGTGCCAGCGTTCTGCTTTCTCGCGTTCTGCTTTTACCTGTTCCGATACAAGCCACCCGCAGCCGAAAACCCCCTTTTTAGCTGTCCTCTGGGAATCCAGAGCCGAAATACGCACACTCTCGGAACGTGGAACAACAAACTCTATTCCGTACCTTGCATAGGGATAAATCGCCGCTGTTGTCACCAACTCCAAAGGATATGAGTATTTAGGAACATACTTTCTAAGCGCTGCGGTGTTTGCGGTATTAGCTTCATCGACAGCCTTGTAAAGCGTTGGAGAAGTCCGCGCCCTTATCTCGTGCGGTTCGAGGTTTGTGACGAACGACGTACAGATAACTGCGCCGTTTTCGTATTCGATATCAACGCCTACCGGAAGTACCGTGCAAAAGTCACCATATCGGCAGCTTGTCAGAGTAGGAGCGAACAGGAAGAATTTTATATCCCGCTCAACGTAAAAGCGCACGATTTTTGAGAGTATGGAAAACGGCGGATTGTCCACAACAACCCCGCCGCTGTAATCTTCCTTTTCATAGTTGCCGCCGGGGTAGAACGGGCGCGTGAATTCCGACTTGTCGAGCTTGTACTCGTTCGCCACCCAGTCCGCTATTGCCTCATAGACAAGCGGCGGAGTGTAGCAGTCGTCAGTCGTTTTCTTGGGCTTGAACTTCTCGACAAACCCATCATAATCTTCAAACTTTTCTTTGTTCTGGCTTGTTGCCATTTGTTCCTCCTTTCAGGGTAAAGAAAAAGCGCCCCGAAGAGCGCTTGATTATTTGAATGAAAAAGCACCCTGTTTGGCGCGGGGTGCTTAGTTTATTTAAGTTTTAGCCCATGTTTCTTTTATAACGGAGCCGTCATTCATACACTCGCGGATAACGCAATGTGTTGCATTTTTCTCCTCAACTTCGTTGTTTTTATCGTCCAAAAAATGTATTTCTGAATAGTCGCCGCCATTGGGGGTCTTTTCGTTGATTCTTTCGAATGCCATACAAATCACCTCTCAACCATATTATAGCACTTTATTTTTCAAAATGGAAGCCCTGTTGGGAAATTTTTTCGAGAATTCTTTTGCATTTTGCGCATATTCTGCAATGCTCTCCGCAAAATCTTCTGCCGGGGAATTTTCGCCATATGCTGTCGGCGATTTACTGCCGGACAATTTCTTGTCCTCGGCAATAGCTTTCTTCCATTCTTTTTCTTCGCTGAAACGTCCGCCGCTTACTGACAGATTGGTGTCGATATAATGCCCAGCTTCGTGGCAGTATGTTCGCACAACATAGTCAGAATCATGAGGGCGATCATATCGGTAGAATGTGATTTTATCTCCGCCTGTGGCATATGAATGCGTAAAGTTTTTGTACACTCTCTTCCAATAACTGTCGTCAGGATTGTAATAATCAACGAATTCAATGTTTTTCTGCGCTTTCTTCTTGACTTCTTCGGGCACTTTTTGCCAACAACTTATCGCCTGCTCGGGCGTCATGGTTTGATGAGCCGAATCGTAATTCTTGGGGAAAATGAAACTCACCCCATCAGGAGTAGTATAAACGACCGCATTTGATTGTACCGACGTATTATATCCAAAGCAGTATTTCTTTTCCTCTACACGACAATTAATACCTGCTATCGGAATTGTTGGTGCCGGGTCACTATTTTGAGGGTCAACATATTTCTCTTTCCACTGCTCATAAGTCATACCCGCCGGCACCTTAACGGTATTCCCGTCCTTATCCCTAGCCCGGCGCTCCAGTCCTTTCAGCTCATCGTCCCCGAAATCCGCTATGGTAGTCGAGCGGCAGAACGGGTGCATGGGCGGGTAGTTCGTGCCGGGCTTTGCCTTTGCGAGGTCGAACACCTTGCCGTCCAGGGCGGCGCAGCATTCGCAGGTGCGGCTGTCGAGGGTCGCTACGAACCTGTAACGCTCTATCCCGGCTTCGCCGTACGCCTTTGCCTGCGCGGCGTTCGCGACGTACGCGCTCTCAGTCCGGACGATTCTCCGCGCGCAGAACGCGTTAACTCCGAACTGCTCCTGGAATATCCGCGCGGTCTTTTCGCCGGAACGCCCCGACAGCATACTGACGAGAAGCTCGCTTTTCAGCCGTGCAGTCATGCCGCTTACGTCCTTCCAGATACGCTGTGAGTAATTTCCGCCGCTCCAGTTGGAACGCAGAATCCGGTCAACGTCCTGCCGGGGGAACTTCGAGAAGCTAAACCCCAGCCCCGTGCCCTTCTGAATGCTGAATATCTCGCGGTAATAGCTGTCCTCCGCGACATTCCGCAGCGCCGACGTGACGTGGCGGTTCTCGGTCTTGTACAGCTCCCGGCAGCGGCGGTTGATGTCCTTGTTCAGCTCCTCAATGCGGGTAATGCGGTAGCGGTACGCCCCCGCGCTGTTTATCGCATTCAGGAGCGCTTCGCGCCGTTCCGGGTCGCTTACCTGCTGAGCCGCCTTGCGTAAACGCTGGAGCGCCGAACCGTCCCCTCCGGCGGCGTTCAGTATCTTCTTGGCTTCCGCTTCTGAGATACCGAACGACTGCATTCCGCGCATGACCGCCTTGACTTCCTTTTCGAGATACGCGGAGGTCTGATTTATCGCCGCGTTCATCTCAGCGGCGGTTTCCTCGGCGGTGCCCATGCGGTCGTACATGTCCTGAGCGGCGCGGCGCTCCCAGTAATCACGGCTGTTCATCGGTCATATCCGGCGGGAGGTTCGGGAAATCGTTCTGCCGCTCCCTGACCTTCTCGGCGGCTCCATCGGGGTCGTCCACAAAGGGCAGAAGCCCGAGCAGGATTTCCCGCGGAACCATGTCGCGCAGCTCGGAAACAAGCTGTGCGACCTCGGTTTCATTGACCGGAAGCGCCCTGGTGAACTGTATCGAAATATCCCGGCTGCTGATAGTGGCTTTCCCGGTGGTACTAAGCCAGTTGCAGAGAAGCCGCAGGCGCTCCTTCAAACCCTCCCGGAAGTAGCGCTCCTTGATTTTCGTTATCTGCTCGAATCCGAGGAGCTTATAGCGCATTGCAACGCCGGAAGCGTTCCCGCCGAAGCTCTCGTCGCTCATGCAGGGGACGTTCGCGAACTTGTGTATATCCTGCTCCAGCGACTTGCGGAGCACCTCCACGCTGTTCTCATCAAACTGCCGGGTAAGCCACTCGGCGGAGCTGTCTGCGTCAAGCTCCAGCAGTCCGTTCTCCCGGAGCGCCTTATAGCTTTCGGATTTCTCGTCGTTATCGTCGCCGAGGACTGAACCCTTGATAAGCAGTATCGCCTCGACGAACTGCTCCTTGTCGTTCACGCGGTCGCTCTGGAGGACGTTGTACGCGTCGATGAGCGACAGCACCGGCTCGAAGTCGCTGCCGCAGGTGGAGTTGTTGTATATCTCGATAAGCGGCACCCCGCCCATTCCGTGAGGTCTGCTCTCAGCCCCGCCGGTGACAGAAAAGCCCGTGTCGGTCGTGAAATGCATGACATTTTCAGTATCGCAGAGATACACGGAATACCCGGTATCCTGGTTCGTGACGCTGTCGTGGAGCTTGTAATAATACACCCCCGCGACCGGCTTCTGCCGCACCGTGTCGTCGTAGATAACGAACGCCTGGCGCGGGTCCGGGGAATACAGCCGGGGCTGTCCGTCCTCGTCGGTGTAGATGAACTCGTACGCCGTGCCGAATATGCTATCCTTCTGCGCGAGGTCTATGTCCTGAGTGTCGCTGTCAGCGGCTCTCAGAAGCTCCAGGAGCGGCTCTATGCCCTCGCCGGAATACTTCACCGGATTGCCCGCAAAGTAGCCTACGCAGGTGTCTGAGATGTATTTTGCGTGATTGCACACAAGCTTGTTGTTCGCAAGGACTGAACGCTTCTTCCGGCCGCATATCGGGTGATCGCCCTCATAGTAGCGCTCCAGCGCGTCGTATCTGGCGTGCGTGTGCCGGATATGCTCCCTGATGAATTTGCAGGCGGCCTCCGGCGTGACCGGAGTTTCCCGCGATATCGTGAAGGGCTTTATCATCAGTAAATGCCCATCTCCTTTCTGTTGCCGATTCTGGCTTTCCTGCGCCCTATGTCGTTTTCAAGGGCGTATCTCACCGCGTCAATCGAGTGGTTATCCTTGTCCGGGAACTCGTCCCGGAAGCCGCCGTTGCCGTCCGGGATAAGCTCATACCCGCAGAACTCGCGCTTCGCGTTCGGGCAGGTCACCGGGTCGATGACTATTTCCGCGAGGTTCTGGAGCCAGGTTATGCCGTGCTCGACTGACCCCGTGCCTTTCTTCACGGCGGTGATTTTCAGCCCCCTGGCGCGGAGTTCGTCGTTGCTGCGCGGGTCGGCGGATTCGGCGTATATCGTGCCGTTCAGCGGATTTTCAGCCCTTATCGCTTCCGCGAGCGGGTCGTACTTTATGCCGTAGCGGTAGATCTCACCGAATATGTACAGCCGCCCCTTTTCGAGGGCGCAGACAACGTATGCGGTCGGGTCGGCGGCGTAGCCCCAGTCCAGACCTCGATGGATATGCGCGAATCCGGCGCGTTCCTCCGGGGAAATTTCCCGCACCGTGATGTTCGGGAACACCTCGCCGCCGGTGCCGGTGACCTCTCCGAGATACTCGTGCGCGTAGGCGGTGGGGTTGTTCCTGCGGAGGTATTCCGCTTCCGCGAGGAACTGCTCCCCGAGCCATTCCGGAGGAACTCCGCGATAATCGGAATGGTGGACGAGCTTATCCGGCGCGGGGACTGTGACCTCTGCGTTTATCCAGTTGCGCTGGGACTTCGGCGGGTTATAGGTGTAGAACACCGTGAATTTACTGCCGCCGCGCAGCAGCGACTGATTTATCGTGCGTATCTCCTCGATCCCCGCGAACTCGTCAGCCTCCTCGTACCAAACGTACTTGATGTACCCTTTGTGCACCTTCGTGGATTTGAGCTTCTTCGGCTTGTCCGCGCCCCGGAACAATATTCGCTGTCCGGTGGGAGTGTACACAAGCTCCAGCGGCGACAGCTTCGCCTGCCAGAGATGAGAAACGCCGAGCTTGTCTATCGCCCAGAGGAGCTGCTCGTATACGCTGTCCTTGAGGTACAGACCGACTTTGCGAATCACTACGGCGTTCGCCTGCGGGTCCTTCATCATGCCGAGGGGTATTTCCGCGCCCACAAACGAAGACTTTGTAGAGCCGCGCCCGCCTTTCAGCCAGTAGTGGGTGTGCAGTCCGGCGGCAATATCGCGGTGGAGCACGTAGAACGGAGGCGCGATTATCTCTGTAAGGTTAGCCATCTGGGATATCGTCCACTATCTGGACTACGCCGCTGCCGGATACGTTCACCTTGTCGGTGAACAGCCCGAACCGCTTACCGAGGAGTTCGGCGGCTTTAAGACGTTCCTTTTCGTCCGGCGGCTTCGTTATAGTCCGTGCTTCGGAGCAGCCGTCGCCTACTCCTTCGACAACGACGACGGAAGCCTCGCTCTCGCCGCGCAGCACCGCCGTGAGGTACTCCATGACCTCGGCGGCATCGGCGGTGCGCTCGTTATGAAGCTGTTCAAGGCGCTCGTCGAGGTAGGCGCGGATAGTAGCATTTCGTAGCAATTTGCTGGCACAGGCATGCGCGGCGTTATCGTTTTTCACCTTCGGATATGCGGCTTTATACGCGCGGGTCCCGTTCAGATCTATCAGATATTCGTCGCAGAAACGCTTCTGCTTTTCGGTCATGGTGGTTCCTCCTTTCGGCATAGAAAAAGCGCCCGGGCGATTGCTTCGGGCGCTTTTCAGTTTTTCATGCTACCATTATAGCACAGGTGGTATAGGACATTCAAGGACATCTTATCTGAATAAGCGCCTGTCCGTGTAACCTGCATACCTGCTTATAGCTGTAATCCATTCGGACGGCTATCTCCTCCAGCGTAAGGCAGTTGATGTATTTCAGCTCCAGCAGATGGCGCAAACGCTCGTCCGAGACTGCCGATATCGCCGCGCGTATCTCCCGCTGGAGGTCTATGCTGCGGTCTATGTCCTCGTTTATCTCGCGCTCCAGGTCTACTATCCGGGCGGTTATCTCGCCGATACGGTCGCGGGGCGTTGAGCTGTGCGCGCCGTCCGAGCTTCCGGAGCTTACCGTCTGAGCTTTTCGGCGAAGCTCCCCGACCTGCTCCAGCTTCGCGTTTATGCTGTCGTTCTGCCAACGGTAGCGGGACAGGTATTCTTTAGCGGTCATTCGGCGCCCTCCTGTTCCAATCTGTCTTTGCTTCGGTCTTTGTTTTGTACAGAGCTGTTTCTTTGCCACACACTCTGCATTTGTACAAATAACCACGTTTCGTTCTCTGTCCAAATTTGCTCTTGCGATAAAGAGGCTCAGGATATCCGCCACACTTACATTTGAGTTTCTTCATCATCAGCCCTCCTGTTCCATTTGTTAGCAGCTTCCTGCATAGTTTCGCTTGCGCTCTGCTGTCTGATTTCGAATGCGCAATTAAATACATCACTGTGTGAAACATAATAGCTTACGAAGCCGTTTTCCAGACACTCCAAGCGCATAATGATCGCCTTGCCCCCGCAGAACGGGCAGGGCTTTAATTTGATTTCAGGCATCTGTGTCGCCTCCGTCTTTATCACGTTTGGGAGGGCAAAGATCCATCTTAGCGCCGCATGATTGGCAATAATTCGTCCGGTGCTTACCGCCGTGCGTTTTGCAGCTGCTGCATATGTACGGTCTCCATGTGTATTCGTCGTACGGCTTCTGATATATCCAGTACGCATGCACCACCGGAGCGACATCAGCGGCAGGCTCGTCCTGAATTGCTTCGTACGCCGCGTTTATCGCCTCGTCCCAGCCTGCCGTATAGCTTCCGGGTTCGGCACCACAGCCGCCTATATCGTTCAGAATCTCCAATGCGCGTTCGCGCGCTATGTATTCACTCATTCCTTGCACTCCTTTCCGAGCCATTCCGTCAGCAGAACCTTATCCCTGCCGCAGATCACTGCCACCGAACAATCATCTTCGTCCGTAATCTCCATAAGACTGTCCGAAATGATATCCGCTACATCTTTGTCCTCGTACTCAGAAAATCCGAGTGCAGCTGCGAGATGCTCACGATTAGTCATTCCCGCTCACCTCCAGATATGTTCCCGATAAATTCCGCCGCGCAAATCCCTCCTCGTGCAGCGTGAGCTCCACGAACTCCAGCGCGAGCCGGAGCTTTCCGAGCGGCGAATGCTCCTTGTAAATTTCGTTTACCAGAGCGCCCATGCGCACCCGGCTTTCCGTGTACTGCCGCGCCGCGTTGAGATTCCCGGTCAGCGCGTCTATGTCGTCGCGGTAGTCCTTGAGCGCCTTGTCGCGCTCGCTTCGAGCCTGCTCCCGAGTCAGCCCCTCATGCCGTGAACGATAGCCGATGTCCTGTATCCGGTCGAAATAGCGATACTCCGCAGCAGGGAACCCGTTGAAGTCGAGCTGACCATCGTAAGCCTGCCGCTCCAGAACCGCGAACTCCTCCAGATTTTTGAAGTTGTGTTTTACCATATTTTCGGAAAGGTGACGGGTATGACGGCTTACTATAACTTCTTTTATATATTTTATAATTTTCAAATTTTCTATAAAAGGGTTATATAAACCCGTCACACCCGTCACCCCTAAAATTTACCACCTTTCATTAATGATATAATTTCAGCCCTAAAAAGTACTTTCCGGTTTTCTTGGCGACCTTGCTGAACCGCTTTTCCATCTCCACAGAGAACTTCGTATTGCTCATCTTGAACTCCGTATTTGCCTCGCACCATGCGGAATAGGCGGCGTACAGCTCCGAGGATTTCGCGCTGAAGCCCTCGCCCACCTCGCAGCGGTCGTCGAGGAAGCCGGATATCACGTCCATCTCGCGGCGGTATTCGCGGGTCATGTCGAGGACGGCTCTCGGCTGTTTCAAGCCCTCCCTCTGCCAGAGGAGGCAGCCCTCGACCGCCCACCGCAGGATAGCCGGGTACTCGCGCTCCAGCTTGGACTTGAGCTGCCTGTCCACCTTATCGACGGGTATCTGCACCGTGAACGGTATCATATGCATTCTGCGCCAGATACCGTCGTCAGTGCCGCGGATTACGGGCTTGTGGTTCGTTGCCATCCACAGCTTGAATTCCGGCTTGAACTCGAACTCGTTGCCGTAGAGCTTACGCGCCGTGACCGCGTCGTCGCCGGTGAGCTGTTTTATCAATCCCTCGTTGAGCCTTACGCCCTCGTTCGGCTCGACGGTAGTCACCATGCGCGCGCCCTTTAATCTCGCGATATCGGAGTTTATGCCGTTTCCCATGCTGTTCTTCACCATGATGGTTTCCGGCTGGATATTGCTCACGTAGTCCCCGAATATCTCGCGCAGGACGTCCAGGAACGTCGACTTGCCGTTGCGCCCGGTGCCGTACAGGAAGAACACGCACTGCTCGGACGTATCGCCGGTCATGCTGTACCCGACGGCTTTCTGTATGTACCTGATAAGCTCCTTGTCGCCGCCGAAGATGTCGTCAAGGAACCTGCGCCACATAGGACAATCGGCGTTATCCGTAAACTCTACCGGGCTGAATTTTGTGATGAAGTAATCGCGCTTTGCCGGGACAAGCTGCCCGGTCTTGAGCGACAGCGTGCCGTTCGGGACGTTGAACGCCATCTTGTGTTTATCAAGCTGAAACGGCATTATCGGGATATGGTGCTGTATTTCTTTTAGCATATTCTCCTTGGATTTGGCGGAACGGCTTGCCTTGATGTGCTTTGCAAACGCTTTCGCGGTATCGCTGTCGCCACTGCTCTCATACCATTCAGATTCCTGACGCATTTCGTCAATAGCTTTATCTGCGGCTCGCTTAGCGACCCCGTCAAGGTCGGTCGCCCATCGGCAGCCGTCCCAGTAAAGGAACACCTTGTCGGTGTAGTTGTATCGGAAATCCTCGCCGAACAAGTCGAGAAACCGCTCTGCGTTGCCCATATCGTCGAACGTGTAGAGCTTGGGCTCCGCGGCACCGCTCTCGCCAGCTCTCGAGCCTATCTTAACCCGGAACTTTACGGGCGGCTGATAGATGTTCGTACACTGCTCGCAGGCTTTCCGGATAGTCAGCGCGCCGTAGGTCGAGCCGGACTGCCGCCTGTCCCACTTGTCGCGCATAAGCCCGGAATTCCGGAAGATCTCGTCCATCAGCGCGGCGTTGCGCCCCGTCCAGAACGCCAGCATGTTGCAGAACGCCATATCCGCCTCGCTCTGGCTGGAGTACTCCGCGAAGTTCCCGGCGTAGAGCGCCTGAAAGCGGCTGCCGTTCTTCGCGCGGCTTGCGGCTTCGAGCACTTCCGAAACGGAGCAGGGCAGCGGAGCAGTCTGGACTATTCTCTGCGCAGGCTCTGACCTTGCGCCGCCGAGATACTTCTCGTGGAGCGGCTTTATCGCCTCGGTGCAGTCCTCGACCGCCGTGTATTCTCCGATGTTGTTTCCCGTCACCGTGAAGAATCTTCCGAAATCGTACATCTCGACGTTCCCGCGGTGGCGCGCGCCTTTCGGGAGCTCGCCCCGGCAGAGAATGTGTATCCCCTTGCCGGACGGCGAAAGCTCCGCGTAGCTGCGCAGCGCATGAATGAACTCGGAAACAATGCCGTTCCCGCCGTCGAGGAACTCGCGGATATCCGGCTCGATGCCGTCGATGTCAACGCCGAAGAACGGGGAATTCCCGAACATGAATCCTATTCCGGAGTGCTGCTCCGAAGCCTTTAAAGCGGTGTCGAAATCCGTCCAGGTGTCGGGGTTGTTGCTCTGGGCTTTGCCGCCGGTGCGGGGGTTTATCGGAATCTTGCCGATGTGCTCCGGGTCGTCCGGACGCGGCTGCGGGACTGCTTTCCAGCAAATCCAGTTTGGCAGATTTTTCAGTTCCTGCGGTATACTTTCGTACATATTTGTACCTCCTGATAATTATTCCGGGGAAAATCTCCCCGGAACGAATATACCGTATCTTCAACTGCATTTTTCTGCATTAAAACGGATAGGGGTCGGAAGCGGGCGCGGTATTCTGAACCGGAGCGGGCATGGGAGCCGCAGTCTGCGCCGGCGCCGACTTGCCCTTAGCCTTGTGCTTTACTGCCGTCAGCGTTGTCGGCTCATGCCTGTCGATTTTTTCGTACCACTTGTCGTTGTAATCATCGTGATAGAGATGTACGCGCAGCGGCTTGCCCTTGAGTTCCGCGAGGAAGTCGTCAAGCCCGGCGTACTCCTTGCCGTCCGGGAGCTTCGCGGCGTTCGCTATCGCCATGAGCTGCCCGAAATTGTAGCCGCCTATGCTCTGGTCGTCCTCGTTCGGCTCCTTCTTCTTCCAGATGGAATCGAAGATAAGCCCGTTCTGGTACGCCTGCTGAACGTCGTTGCGGATAACGTACACGATGTTGATTTTGTCCTTGCCGGACTGCGTTCTGGCGACCTCTGCGGTGTCGATGATTACTTCGTAATCGCCCTCGGGCTTGAGCGAATTGCCGCCCTCCTGCGCCTTGCTGGTGTTGGTTCTGAATGCCATAGTATTAATCCTCCAATATTATTTTACGTGCTTCCTCAACGCTCCTCGCTATTCCTGCGAGAGCGCCGTTTGAGCGCATTCGTTCAATGAAATTCTGCTGTTCCGGGCGTACCCTCCCGGTCGGGGATTTCACCTCGATGAAGAACGCCCGACCGTCTGAAATCCGGAAGCCGAAAAGGTCGCTGAACCCCTTCGGAAGTCCGGTGTCGAAGTGCCGCCCGTCGTAGGTCACGCCGCTGCCGACGTTCGCCCGGAATATCAGCGCGATGTCGCCGACCCCGGCGCGTATGCTGTTCTGAATGTCATGCTCGTTCGTCTAAATACCCCCTTTGTTTTGCCTGATAATAAGCCCACCCAGGCTTGTAGCCTTTCCGCTTTGCGAATTCGCGTAATTCCGCGTAGCTGCGGCAGTTCTCGGCGGTATCGAAGTTCAGCCGGAAGCCCTCGATTTTTTCGAGCTTCGCGGCGTGCTGCTCCTCCAGTTCCCGGGACTGCACCGGGAACTCATAGCCGCAGAACGGGCAGACGCGTTTTTCTTCGTACGCTTCAGGGTTAAACGTTCGGAAGCACTGCGGACACATCTTCATCCTGACCTCGCTCTTTTCATGCGGCTTGCGGTCTTTCTTCTTAAGGCTCCATTCGCGGTCGTCGTCGGGCATGCCGAACCGCGCGTAATTCCCCACATGGTCGATTATGACGGCTCGTTTGCCGTCGCGGTAGCGCATGCACCTCATAGCCTGCTGAATATACAGCGTGAGGCTCTGCGTAGGGCGGAGCAGTATCGCGCATTCGCAGTCCGGAACGTCGAAGCCCTCGGAAATCAGGTCGACGTTGCAGAGTATCCGTATTTTCCCCGCGCGGAAATCCGCAATAGTCCGGGCGCGCTCCTCTTTCGGAGTTTCGCCGTCGATGTGCGCCGCGGGGATACCGGCGGCCGTGAATTCCTCCGCCATGCTCTTTGAGTGCTTGATGGAAGCGCAGTAGCAGACCGCTTTTTTTCCCGCCGCAAGCTGCTTGTAGTAGCCTATCACGTCCCCGAACACGGCTTTCTTTATCATCGCCTTTTCGATGTCCCCGGTGACGAATTCGCCGCGCTTTGTGTGCAGCCCGGTGAGGTCTGCAACGTTCGGCGAGTAGTAGTCGTACGGCGCAAGGCAGTGGTTTTCGATGAGCCATTTCGCGGTTACTCCGATGATGAGCTTGTCGTTGACATCGCCCAGACCGTCGCCGTTCAGCCTTATAGGGGTCGCCGTAACGCCGACACGCAGAACGTCGGGAAACTGGTCGTATATCTTCCGGTAGGAACTGGCAAGGCTGTGGTGGTTCTCGTCGGTCATGATAAGCCCGGGCTTCGGGAGCTTACGCCTGCATGCGGTCTGCACCATCATCACGTCGCAGAAGCGCATATCAACGCCCCACCGCACGAACGTCCGGACTATCTGCTCGACTAATTCCCGGCGATGGACGAGGAACAGCACGCGCCTGCCGTTGAACGTAGTCCGCCGGGCTATCTCCGCGAGAATGCAGGATTTCCCGCCGCCGCAGGGGAGCACTATGCACGGAGCCTTGAAACCCTCCCGCCATGCTGCGCGCAACTGCTCCACGAGGTCATTCTGATACGGGCGCAGCGGCATTTTCTGCCTCCTGTTTCAGCACCTTAGTCGCGCAGGCGGCACAGAGGACGCGCCCGAACTTCGCCGTTGACGCGGCGGTCAGCTCCGCAACTCCGCGCTTTGCTGTGGGCATTATCACCGCGCCGCAGTCCGCGCAGCGCTGCTCCGGGACAAGCCCGTAGAACGTCCGTATGCTCTCATCGACAAGGCGCAGGTCGTTCGGGATCGCGTACCCCGCGAACATTCCCGCCGGGGACTTGCAGCAGTCGTTGCCGTCGGTCTGGGTCAGGAACTGGTATCCGTTCTCAGAAACGGAGGTGCGCAGGACTATCGAGAACATACCCTCGATGTTGACCTTTTCATCGAGAAGCTTGCCGACCGTCTTAGCCTTGAGCCTGCCGTCCTCGCCGCTCTCGATATGGTGCAGGAAGTACACGATGGTGTCCTGGGGGAGCTGCTCTATGTAGCGGATAAGCGCCCAGAAATGCTCCGCTATCTCGGTGAACTTGTCGTAGCCCTTTTCCTTGCTGCGGCGCATGAACTCATTGAGCATGAGGTACTGGCTGTCGTCGACCACGACCGCCTTAGCCTTTGCGGACGACATGAACGACTTTATTTTCTCGAAGTCGTCGCTGTTGAGCGTTTCCGCGAATCCCCCGCGGAACGGCAGGAACTTTCCGTTGACGTTGACAAGCGCGAGCTCGTCCGGTTTGAAGTTCCGCATGGAGCTGGACTTTCCGCTTCCGGAAAATCCGAGAATTAAAACTGGTAAACCCATTGAAATCTCTCCTTTCACCGGAATAATACTCCGGCTGAAACTGCAAATTACTGCATTACTTTATGATCACCGAAACGGTGCGCCCGAGCGCCGCGCCGGGGAGCTTCTCGCCGGCTTTCAGCGCAAGCCTTACGGCGGTCTTGCTGATTTCGGGCTTCTTGTATATCAGCAGACAGTCGCGGCCGTTTTCGAGCGCCCATTCTATGAGCGCGTTCTCGTTCGCTATCTGGGCGGATTCGGGGTTGTTCCGGAGCGATATTTTCGCCTGTACCGTTTCGATTTTCGGCGTTCCGAGGTTCTGCATTTCCTGCAGGAGGTAGGATTTCAGCCGCTCCGCCGACTTCTCCTTAGCGCGGCGGCGGGCTGCGAAAATCTTCTCCTGCTCCCGGAGGTCTTCGGCTTCTGCCGCGAGATTCTTGATTATCGCTGCGATATTCCCGGCGCTGGCTTCGAAGTCGGCGGCGGCTCCGTCCAGCCGCCCGAGGACTTCGGCTATCATGCAGGCGCGGAAACCCTCCACATCGCTGATGATATTGCCGTCGTCCACAGGCTTGCCCGCAACGTACTCCGGCTCCCATGCGTAGGCAAGCTCAAGCTGCTCCATGATGTCTGCGTACTTGTTTCCGAGTTTGAAAAGTGACATTATACTGTACCTCCGATTGATGATTTCACGCTGTCAATGAGTTTGACAACCTTCTGCGAGTAGGTTTCGTTGTTCTGCCCGTTGATGTACTCAACGAGCCTGTTCAGCGCGTCGTAGGCGCTCTTGAGATATGCGTTGAACGCCGCCGTGTCGTCTGCTTCCGCCGCCGGAACGGGCTTATTACGTTCCTCCTCGAGCTGCCGTTCGACCTCTCCAAGCTGGCGCTTTAGTGCGAGGTATTCCGCTTCTGCCTGTTCGCGCTCGGCGTTGTTCTGCGCGACCAGCTTCTCGTAAGCTGATACGTCGATGTAGTTGTCCGGTATCTTCTCAACCGTTTCGGTCATTACCTCTATCGGGCGGTTCTCAAGCTCCTTTATCTGCTTTTCCAGGGCGGTGGCGCGTTGGTCGAGGGTGTCCCTGGTTTTCTCCAGAGCCGCGATGGTGTCCGACTTCAGCGCGAGGTCGGCTTCGGCGGCGGACTTCTCCGCGACTGCCTTGTCCTTGTCGGCGCGAAGCTGCTTTATCTGCTGTTCGAGCTGCTTTACCGTCGCACTTTCGAGGTCTGTCCCGGAGGTTATCTGCTCGCGTTCCTCCTCGGAAATCTTAGCCAGAAGATAGAGCTTCTGAACGCCGATTTGTCCAGTCGACTGGACAAAATCCGGAGGCAGTTTCTCTGCAACTGCTATGTAGCTGTACACCTGCGAACGCTTGAATCCGGTCTCCTGCTCGCAGTACTCGCCGAAATCCGAGTAGCCCAGCTCCTTGTAGAGCTTGCTGTCGCGCATCTCCTTGAATCCGGCACACATCTCGTAGAGGTTCTGCTGTGCGAGCTGCGCCGATACGATTATCTTCTTGTTGAGGTTCAGCGCCCGGAGGTATTCCGCCGTCACGGGCTTGTCCGGGTCTGCCGGGGATATTCTGCTGTTTGGAACTATCATGCGGTTTTCCTCGCTTTCTCTAATACTTTGCCTGATTTCTTAAGTCTTTTGCTGAACTGGCGGAAGAGATACTTCTGATATTCAGCTTCGAAGTCCTTGATTTCCTGTGGTTTCGGTACGCCGTGCTTCGATGGGACATTATTGCCGTATCCGTGGCATTGGCGTATCACGCCCATATTGTCGATTTCCATAGTGTAGAACGGTTTCCACGGACGGGCCTTCGTCCTCAGGAACATAATGTTTGTATTACCCGCCGCATGCTCGCCGATGTATCCGCCAACACAATGGTCGAGCCGTTTGCCCTCCATGATTATCTCCCCGACTGACTGAGGCTGTATCACGACGAACCGGCCGCTTTCAAATTCCAGCCATTTTCTGCTGTTGATCCGCGAGACAAGTGCGTCGTTCATTTCGGTATTTTCTTTGTTGCTGATTAGTTTTGTTAGCCTGTTGTGGGCTTCCCAAAGGTTTCGGGGCTTGCATATGGCGGTATCGCGGACGTTGTAATCGAGCTTGACGCACTGCTTGAGATAATCCAGCCATGCTGTCGAGCAGGCGTGCGTGTCCTGACCGTTTGTCTGCCTGCCTATATATCCCATCGTCTTTTCGTGCGAAAGCCCTGTCAGCTTTGATATATCGACTATATTGTCGACCGCTCTGCCGAAACGCTCGTGCTTCTCGATACGCTGAGCAAAGTTTCCGGATACTTCAAGCTTACTGCGGAACTTCAAATAGCTGCGGTATGTGTCTGTAACACTGCTGCTGTTCCTTATATAATCCATCTCGTCCGAATTGAGGTCAAGCGCTTTCTGAATCGTCTTTGCTCTCAGCTGGAACGTAACGCGCGGTCCGTCTTTCGTAAGCCATCTTGCAACTATCTCTTCAAAGCCGCTCTTTATCAGCTTTTCGAGAATGGGGTACCTGCTTGCTTTCTGCAGATACGTTATGAGGGGAAATTCGTACCGATTATCGTGCAGATATTCGGCGAACTCCTCGGCGCAGCAATATTTCAGAAAACTGTTTCGGAGACGCTCGATGCCAAGATACTTGTATCCGATCCAACTGCTGTACCCGAAGGAGGACATGAAATGAGGCTCGCTGAAGCGTTTCACCGGGATCCAGACATTCGTGGACGAGCGATTCCACTTCAGTTCCGCGCCGGGCGTAAGGTAGTAGCGTTGCTTTTCCACAACGCGGTAGCACGCATCATAATCTGAGATATCGTCCCAGTCGTGTCCCAGCTCGTCCGAGAACTGCTGACTGATGTTCACGCAGGAAAGGTATACGTCGCCGTCCGCCGAGTTGATAACAACATAGTTGCTCGAACGGTAATAGCTTAGCGCGGGTACTTTTCCCGCTGCGATGTATCTGATCTCTTCGCCGCACTCCCTGCATACTCCTGCGGAATTATGCCTTATACCCTCACTGCGGAATGCCCTCTTCGGGACGATGTAGTGTTTCCCGCAAGCAGAGCACTTGCAGTAATAGTAGCCTTTGCCGTCGTTTCTGTAAATCACGAACTGTGGGAAATCGCCTTTTATCTCGTCGTCGAGTTCCGGGTCGACCGATTCGCAGAAGGAAACGAATTTTTCAGATATGTACTGTTCGTCTTTCATACCACGCCTCACAGAAGATCGTCGAGGCTTATGTTCAAGCCCTTCTTCTCGGCCGCTTCGGCGGGATCGCCCGGCGTTCCCGAGCCGATGTCTATGCTCATCGTGAAGCTTACCTTCGCGCCGTCGAAGTAGTAGGCGGCGGCACGGCTGTACACTTCGATGTCCGAGATAGCGCCTTCCGCCTCGGCGACTGTGTATTCAACGCAGTCCTTCAGGTTCTTGCCTTCCTTCTGTGCTATTGCCTGCGCGAACTCGCCGCTTTGTCCGCAGAACGCTGTCAGAGCGTTCAGGACTGGTTCGGATACTACCTCGCCCTTGCGCGAAAGCTTCTTTATACTATTAAACTCGTCTTTAAGCTTCGCGATAGCCTGTTCTTTTATGTCTGCCATCTTGACTTTTCTCTCTTTCTGTGGTATAATACCACCGTGAATATTTTTGTTTTGCCGCTTCCCGAGTGCCAGCTCAGGAGCGGTTTTTCTTTTCCCATGAAATAACCGTCTGTGGTGCGCAGCCGAACCCGCGCTTTATATCCCGGAGCGACAGTCCCTCGCGGTGTGCTATGAGAATCTCCTCGCGAATATCTTCGGGGTAGACGTGCGCGCCGTATCTCCTTACGGGTACGTCTGTTTCGCTGATCCATTTCCGGACTATGCCGTGCGAGCAGCCTATAGCCTTAGCGCATGTCCTCAGGCTGTTTCCTCTGCGGTACAGCTCGACCGCTGTGTCTCTTTGCTCTGGCGTGTACATTGCTTGTCCTCCTTTCTCCGAGGAATGCTCCCTTGAACGACCACACCATAATAATGCAGGTGACTGCCATCATGATGTCCATGCCGTTCATGGAGTAGCTCCAGCCGTTCAGCGCGGACACGAGCCAACGTAGGTGGAAGCCTATTAGGGCGGCTATTGCGTAGGGTATGTACTTCTTCATGCTGCTCACCTCACGCGATAACGAGCCGATACGGCTCAACATCTGCGAATTCGTTGTAAGTCACAATGCAGCAGAGGTACCCCAGGTCGCAGTATGCTGGCGGGATAAGACCGTATCCGTTGTTGTTTTCAGCACTAGTAGCTTCTCCGTAGGCTGCGCAATCCACGTCGGCATTGCCTATGAACGACTTAACAAGCTGCTCCTGCACAAAGCGGCTCTTTGTCAGGATTACCAGGTATTTCATGCCTTGTTTCCCTCCTTCTCAAGAATCAGCACCATGTAGCTGACGTGCCGCTCTGCTGCGAGCGCTATGACCTGCGAAATAGTGAGCACGCCCTCCGGCTTTGCGCTCGGCTGTCTGCGCTTCGGGCGCTTCTTATAGAGCCGGTCGTACTCGCGGCAGTGGTCGCACTTGGTGAACTTGTTGCTGGCTGAAAGCTGGATTTTGCAGTCAACGCACCTGTGCTCCGCCTTTAGCTTCGCGTAGCGTTCTACGTAGGTCATGACTGGCTTGCCTCCTTTTCGCTTACCCAAGTTTTGATAACCTCTTTGTCGAATACCCAGAACTTGCCGACTTTTCTTGCGGGTATTTCGCCAAGGTTGCACCAGTTGAGTATCGTCCGGCGGCTGACGTTGAACAGCAGCGCTGCGTAGTCAACGCCGAACGTTACGTCGATTTTGTCCCAGGTGCAGGGCTTTCGCGGCTTTGTCCGCATTGTTTTTTACCTCCTTATCTGCTGTGAGCGACCAGCGCCGCTCCCTTGATCATGTAGTAGATTTCCTGCCTGATCTCGGGCGGGAGCCGCATGAGCATTCCGCAGGTCTTGAGCAGATCTTCCGGCTTGTCCGTCATGGATTCGCAGATTTCGAGGAGCTGCTCCTTTGTAAGCTTCTTCTCTGACATATTGTTTCACCTCCTTGTTCGCCCGGGGTTGTGACCGGGCTCCCGCATTACCGGAGTGGGGATTTCTCCCCGTTCCGTCACTCTGCGTTACACTAATTCGTCGAGAGCTTTTCTGAGAACGTCGTGCTTGAATTCGTCGTTCTTCACAAACTCGTGACTGTTAATTCTTGCAAAGCCTATTCTGTCAAAGCCGTTGTCGTTGTACGTTCCGACGTCCGTGTCAGCGCCAAGCGCTTTAAGGCTCCTTACCACACACTTGAATTCAGTCGTTACACGAAGGTTTCTGCTGAGATCTCCGTCCTTAAAGTGTGCCTCGGAAAGACGGAACAGCTCCCAAAGTCCCGTGTATGTCTGGTCTGCTGTCTGCTCGGTGAATTCGATTTCGTATTTCATTTTTTTACCTCTCAAAATCGTTTTGTTAGTTCGAAACTCGTTTCGTTCGTTTCTATATGTTATTATACACTCATATTGAGTATTTGTCAAGTAGTTTACACGAACAAAAATGAACAAAACGAGTTATATGTTTTTGTGTATTTTTTCACTTGAAATATACTCGAAACGAGTGTATAATATAATAAAAAAGGAGGTGAAGATTTTGAAACTTAAGGAACTCAGAAAAAACAAGGGAGTTTCGCAGGAGGAAGTAGCAAACGCACTCGGCGTATCATTCCGAGCTTATCAAAATTATGAATACGGACAGCGTGAACCGAATATTGAAATGCTCAACAAAATAGCTGATTATTTCGGTACATCAGTCGACTACCTGCTCGGTCGTGATACCAGCGAAAAACCAGCAATCGACCTTCTCGCCGCTCAGTTCGACATGAGCGCGCTGGAGCAGGAGATCATCAAAGGCTATCTCGATCTTCCGGAGAACATGCGCGACAACCTGATGGACTTCCTTGAAATGGCAGTCCGAAAGGTTCAGTCAGGCATTCCGACTCCGATGATCGCCCGGAGCTCCGACGACCGGCCGCCCGGAGTCATGATGCTGACGCCGGAACAGAAAAAGCGCCTGGACGAAGCTCCGGACGAAACGCAGAACCCCGACAATGACATCTGATAAAGCGCTATAATTCGACTTCCACAGGGTACAATATCCTGTGGAGGTGAATTATTATAGATTCCTATAAGCTTTATAAAGATGCACGCGACGCGTCGTGGAACTGCCTCATTCGCACCAATACGACAACAATGCCGGTTAAGGTGCTGAAAGTGGCGGCGTTCTATGGTATCAAAGTCGTGAAAAACAGCAGCATTCAGGTGCTGGACCCAAAAATCTCCGGCTGTACGCTGCTCGACAGCGCGGGGAACTGGCAGATAGTGTATCGAGATGAAGAAGTCCGGGGGCGCACGCGCTTCACGGTCGCTCATGAACTCGGGCATATCCTGCTCGGGCATGAGCTGGCGCCGGACAAATCCGGACATTTTCGGACAGCTTCGGACAGGCGCGAACCTGCGGAGACTCAGGCGGACGAATTCGCGGCGAGACTTCTCGCTCCTGCCTGCGTTCTCTGGGGACTGGAAGCCTACGAACCGGAGGAAATAGCCCGTATCTGCGATATCTCAGCGGAAGCCGCAGGGTACCGCGCCAAGCGCATGAAAGAACTGCGAGGGCGCGGGAAGTTTCTCACTTCGCCGTTAGAGCGGCAGGTGTTCGAGGCTTTCAAGCCGTGGATAGAGCAGCAAAAAAGCCGCCCCGGATAAGGGCGGTATTACATAGTTTGAAAGGTGATTAATATGGTATTAGGATTATTGTCATTATTAATAGGAATAGGACTTGTTATTGCCGCACTGTCAGGAGCTGGAACTATAGCGGCGCTTATCGGCGCAATATTCGTCATAATAGGAATAATTCTGTTATGCACCAAGTGCACAGGTGTTGTTGCAGCGCCTCCCGGAAAGCAGGTTATATCCGCATTCCCTTGCACTCACCTTTCAGGGCTGCCTCTTGGCGAAGTGCAGTGCTATGCCCGCGCATACGATACCAGGATAGTTTTCAAAAAGGAACAGAGCACGTTTGAGTTGCCGTATGAAAAGATAGTTTCCGCCGAGCTTACCGAAAAAAACAAACTGGTAGGCGCTTCTGCTGGTTCGGCAATTGCAGGCGCTGTAATGTTTGGCGCTCTGGGCGCCATCATTGCCTCGCGCCCCAAGAACAAAAAAGAAAATATACTGATAATAACCTATGTTTCTGGCGATGAAAACAAAACAATAGTCGCTGCGGTTGACATCCCTGAATGGGGTGCCGCGAACAAAGCGGTAAACGCTATGAAGAAAAATATAACAGTATCCCAGAATGTTGTACTTTGAGGAGGCGCGAACACCATGTTTAAAGACGATTTCCGCACATTCCGGAACAAAGTACAGCAATGCTCCGACAAGTTCGACACCATGACCGAGGAAGCCACGAAGAATGCAATAATCATGCCGTTTCTCGTTCTGCTCGGCTATGATGTGTTCGACCCGGAAGAAATAATCCCGGAGTACACCTGTGATGTCGCCGGAAAGAAAGGCGAGAAGATAGACTATGTTATCCTGCACGATGGAGAGCCCACGGTCCTCATCGAAGCCAAACGCGCCGGGTTGAAACTCCAGAAACAGCAGCAGGGACAGCTCTATCGGTACTTCTCAACAAACCGCTGCCGTCTTGCAGTCCTGACAAACGGAATCACATACAGCTTTTTCAGCGATATCAATGCCCCGAACGTTATGGACGATGAGCCTTTTCTCTCTTTCAACATTCTTGAAGATGACGAAGAGCTGTTTCTTTCGTCTCTGGAGCAGTTCCATAAATCAGTTTTCAACGTCAAGGGCATACTCACAAAAGCTGTATTTCTGAAATACCTCAAGGTAGTTGAACAAACGCTCCGCAGTGACCTTATCAACCCCAGCGACGAGCTAGTCAAGTATTTTCTTTCCCGCCCGGAAATAAAGACCGGAAATCGCATTACCGCGCAGATGATAGACAAGCACCGCGCAGCTACCAAAGAAGCCATGCTGAAAGTCATGGGCGCGGTGATATCCGTGGATGCTGCTCCGACTGAGCAGGTTCCTCAGAGCGGCACCGGGGTGAACGATATCATCAGCAGTCTCCCAGCCGGAAATGAGTATCGTGCTTCTGATGTTTACGGCGTGACGAATATTCAAGTGGTGCGTGACGGAAAAGCTATAGGCAGGCTCAGAGTTTCCACCTATCACGGAAAGCCGAGATATGACTACACAGAGCTCGGCGGCAGCGGGAAGCTGCACTTTCTTACTGGTGTAGATGAATGTGAAAAGTATCTTGATCCAGCTTATACATAAAAAAAATCCCCCGCTTGCGCGAGGGTAAACATATAAAATAACACTATGCAAACAATTGTGGACGCTTTCGCGCCAACAGATATATTATAGCACGAAAGGTCCGCACCTGTCAAGGGAGGACACTATGCCAAGAATGAAAAACACAGCCCGCGCTGACGGACGAGTGCAGTCCCGGGTGTACATCAGCACCGGGACTGACGGAAAGAAGAAGTACAAGTATGTCTATGCAGATACGAACGCAGAGCTTCAAAGAAAAATTATCGACGCCAAGACAAAACTTGGCAAGGGTATCGACCTCATGGCCGAAAACGACACATTCGGCTACTGGCGGCGCAACTGGTTGAAAATCAAGAAAACAGAGTCCTCTGCAAAATGGTATGAGAGCTGTGAAATTTACGCCGGAAAGCTCGCAGATCTCGAAAACGTGAAAGTATCTAAACTCCGCGCAATGGATCTGCAGAGTCTGCTGATAGATATGTCGCTGGAAAAGAATCAGAGTGGCAAGTTCTACTCCGAGCGAACTCTGAAAATCACGCGCGATATTGCCCGTGAAATCCTCGATATGGCAGTAGATAACCGGGTAATAGAGTATAACCCATTTTCCCGCGTGAAGCTTCCCAAGGCGCAGAGAGAGCCGGAAAAGCGGCAAGCACTGACCGCAGCTCAGCAGGAATGGATTTACAACACCCCGCACCGCGCACAGCTCCCCGCGATGATAATGATGTGCGCGGGGCTTAGACGGGGCGAACTCCTTGCACTGACATGGCGGGACATCGACATTGAAGCAAAGACAATCACCATCAACAAGGCGGTCGAAATGAAATCCGGCAAGCCCGGGGTGAAGAACTGCGGCAAAACTGACGCAGCAATGAGAACGGTGTATATCCCCGACAGGCTGGCTGACTTCCTGCGTGAACAACCTCAGACGACATTTCTGGTATGCCCCGCCGCAAGCGGGAATCTCATGACAGAAACCGCGTGGCGCAAGCTCTGGGAAAGCTACCTCGCGGAGCTGAACGTCCGATACGGAGATTTTGAGCACAATCTGGAATATCAGAAAAGATACCACGAAAAACATCCGGACGTTGACGTGACCATACTGCACCGCCCTGGAACACGCTTCGACCCGGAAAATATACCGTTCATGATTCCCCGAATTACGGCTCACTGGCTGCGGCATACGTTCATTACAAATATGTACTTAGCCGGTGTTGACGTGCTCACAGCAAAGCAGCAGGCGGGGCATTCTGACATAAAGGTGACTATGGATATTTACACTCATCTCGATTCGGAACACCAAAATAGAAGCATGGAAAAGCTCAACGATTATTTAGCTAGGGGTGTCAAAGGGGGTGTCAATTCAGACACCGAAACCGCATAGCAGAGCCATTTACAGGCATAATTTTACGTTGACTTTTAATCAGGGTGTCCCGGGTTCGATTCCCGGATGGGTCACCAGACTTAATTAAAGTCGAACACTTATTTTGAGTGCTCGGCTTTTTTCTTTATCACCGAGTTCGTCAAGGCTGATGCACTTTTCGCCGTCCTTGTAGTTGAACAGCACGATGATTTTATCATCATAAACATGAACGCTGTTTACGAAAACATCGATCAGCCTTACCGGAAAAATAAAAGACCCGCCGTGTGGACGGGTAATGACGGTGCAAATAAAGAAATTTAATAATGCACAACTATCAGGCTGAGTTTTTGGCGAATAAAGAGAAAATGCCCTCTTGAAAGGATCAAGAGGGCGTAAACCGTGCTGTAATCAGGTCTGAGGAATACAACTGCTATAAAACCGTATCTAAGGCACATAAAACGTAAAGCCTTTATTCAGCGAAACCGCATGAATAAAGGCTTTACAAGTGGTTGCGGGAGCCAGATTCGAACTGACGACCTTCGGGTTATGAGTTTTTCCCTGCAAAAATTGACATTTACATTGGATAGTGATATAATTCTAAATAGCAGCTGCTATATTAATTAGTAAAGAAGGGGTTACCAAATTAATATGGACGCACCAAGCACAAACTTATATTATGTTCCAACAGAAATACCAGCAGAATATTGTTTTGATTCCAATTCCACTTTCTCAGAATATGCAGATGTGTGGATAGAAGAAAATACCAGCATACTTGCTGTTAAGACAATATCCAGGTATCGCGATTTACTGAAAAGAATCAATATGGGAATAGGACATATTCCGCTTAAAGACATACAGCCGTATCATTTGCGGCAATTCCTTGGGAAGATATCCCAATACGGTGTAAATAAACGCACCGGAAAATGCTTATCAGAAAAAACCATATTACACCATTACCGACTTATTTCTGTTATTTTGCAGCAGGCAGTCAGGGATCAATTGATTCCATCAAATCCAGCTTGCAAAGATAGAATGAAAGCACCAAAAGTAACAAAACATGAGGTTGCAATATTGCAATGCAGCGATTTTCAAAAACTGATATCAATTCTTACGCTTGATCGAGAGATTGATATAAGAATGAGAACCGCTATACTCCTCATGGTTCTGACCGGAATACGGCGCGGCGAAGTTGCTGGATTGGAATTTGGAGATCTACAAGAAGAAAAAGATCTTCTGACGATACGAAGAGCAATTCTTTATACACCAGAAAGTGGTATTTTCCAGAAGCAGCCTAAAACTGAATCTTCCTATAGAACATTTCTTATTAGCCCCTGGGTAAAAAGTATAATTCTTGATTACAAACAATGGTATCAAGATAATTATAATGTGAGAAGTAATCTTCTGCTAAACAGGAAGCTGTTTTGCCAAGATGACGGTAAGCCAATTCATCCAGATACTCTCACAATATGGTGTCGTAAATTTTGCGACAGTAATCCATCAATACCTAGGTTTACTCCTCATGTTCTCCGGCACACATATGCTTCTATGCTGATTAGTTTAGGTACTTCGATGAAAGAGGTATCATGTCGGTTAGGTCATAGTATGCTAACAACGACGTGCAACACATATACGCATTCAATGCAATTCGCGGATCGTCGAGCTGCCGAGGCATTGGATCAATTCAAGATAATCTATTTTCAAAAAGGCTGGATTAATGGTCCAGCCTTTTTCTATAGGAGGTGCATCATGAAGAGCGAAAGATGGCAAGGCTCAAAGTCGATTTTATTATCTTTTCAGGATTTTAAAGACGAACTGAAAACCGAACGCCAGTGGGCAAAAGCAGGATATCTTCCGGTGTCCGAGGACTGTGGCAAGAAACTCCGTCCCTCTCGATTTTCTACTGGCTCGGTCAATACTCTTCCCCGCTATCTTCTGCCAGAGGAAGTCAGAGCTGCAAGTTCTGATGAGCTGGCGGAATATTTTAAGCCAGAACGCGAACGTAAGGCAGCCCAAGCCGCCAAACGCAGAGCAAAGCTCAGACGTGAACGAGAAAAAGAAAAGGAACAGGCTCGACTGCTCCTTGCATTGGACGAGCAGCGAGAAAAAGTTCTTACTATTACCCAGTCTGTTGAGCTCCCTGCTGAAACATCGGGCGGTATCGTGATAGATACAGAAACAACAGGCTTATGTGCAGGAGAAGATGAAATCTTGCAGCTTTCTATAATCAGCGAAAGCGGTGAGAAGCTGTTCGACAGCTACTTTCGTCCACTGCACAGGTCGTGGAGCGCAGCGCAGGCTGTAAATAATATCTCTCCAGATATGGTTGCGAACGCACCGAGCATTGCTGAGAAAGCAGCTGAGATCCAGCGGATACTAAACTCCGCAGATACGATTATTGGCTACAATACATCTTTTGACGCGGACTTCATAACGGCTGCTGGATTGATTATCCCCCAAAGAGCTGAAATCGTTGATATAATGCCGATTTTCGCAGAAATCTACGGCGAGTGGAGTGACTACTTCGGTGAATATAAATGGCAGAAGCTCACGACCTGCGCCGCGTACTACCATTTCGATTGGAACAGCATAACAATGTCTGCTCACAACAGCCTTGCAGACTGCTTTGCAACGCTGCATTGCTTCAAATGCATATTTGGCAGATCACAGTAAACATATCCACTATTACAATAATGAAAGGAATATAAAAATGTTTGGAAATCGTACAGAATCCGGAAGAAATAATATTGCTGGCATTGCAATTCATAACCGGCGCAAGGCACTGGGAATAAGCCAGCGTGAAGTAGCCGACAGGCTCCGCAGTCATGGACTTGTCATTGACAAGAATGCAGTGCAGCGAATGGAAAGCGGCGAACGCTTCATAATCGACACCGAACTTCATGCAATAGCAAAAGTGTTTGGAATTTCCATAAATGAGCTGCTTAAGGAAACAGATTGATTGGGATTCCATTTTCAATATACCAAACAGGCGCATTATCTCTGAAATGCGCCTGTTTTTATATGCTGTTTAACGGGTAACTCCCTGCGAACAGCACCACGGCATAGCGGGAACCGCGAACCCTCGGGACGGTAGCGTTCTCCACCGTCCCTTGCTATGCTTGTATTCCATTGGAGAACAGAAAACGGAGGACACCATGAAGTATAACTCCCCGAAGCAAAGGAGGTAGCGCATGAAAGCTATCTTCAAGCTTCTTAACCCTGACAACACAATGTCGATAAATCGTCAGCTTGCTCATGCAATCGGACTGGCGGAAGCCGTAGTATACGGAGCTTTGCTTTCCAAGTATGCCTATTATGATCAGCATGGACTGCTCACTGACGGTGACTGGTTCTATTCCACGGTGGAGGACCTGGAAGAATCCACTGCTCTGACAGCCAGACAGCAGCGCCGCTGCATTGATACGCTTATCAAATCCGGACTTATTCAGTGCAAGGTACAGGGTATGCCGGCAAAGCGTTACTTCTGTATCAATGATGACACGGATCTGCTTGCTGGGATCCTTTCAAACGGCAGTAAATCCAGTTGTGACAAAAGCGCACAACTGGACGGAGCAGTAAAGCAAAGCGAATCAGTAACAAATGGCATAACAGAGCCAAGCAGCACATCGGATGGCGGCGCTCCAGTTATGACAAAAGCGCACAACTTGTTTTACCTAAACGTTACAACTTGTTCTAACGAAAAGGAAGAACAAGATTTCACAAAACCGCCGAACTGCTCTATATATAAAACTAAAGAAATAAAACCTAAGTTAATCAATCCTATCAATCAATCCGAAGATATCGACAAACGTTCGGACTACTCTAGGATTATCCGTGATAACACTGAGTGTGATTTTCTTATTCAGCAAAATCCCGAAAAGAAAGAAACCATCCTCGAATTGATAGACATTATCGTTGATACAGTGTGCTCCGCAAAGCCAACGATACGGGTAAACGGAGAGGACATACCACATGACATTGTGAAAAGCGTGTTTCTGAAACTCAACAGCAGCCACATTGAGTATGTTCTTGACGCAATGGACAACAACATCAGCGATGTCCGGAATATCCGCAGCTACCTGATAACGGCGCTGTATAATTCCCGGCTGACGCTCAACAGCTACTGGAAGTCCCGGGTCAATCATGATATGAACAAGCGTTGACCTCCGAAAGGAGTTGACGGGCATAGCGGGGTAGCTCCCCGATGGGCGGTAAGTCCTTCCGCCCTGCCTATGCCTTATATATTCAAGGACGGAAATAAAATGTTGCCGAAATGGCAGGAGGACTACATTATGACAAGAAAAATCATCGCAATCGCAAACCAGAAAGGTGGCGTAGGTAAGACCACGACCGTTGTAAACATTGCCGCTGGACTGGCTGAACAGGGCAAAAAGGTACTCTGTATCGACCTCGACCCGCAGGGCAACCTGAGCGACTATCTCGGCTATGACTTCACCGGCTCCAAGACAATGGTGGACGTGCTCAAGGGACAGGCAAAAATTTCAGAGTGCATTGTGACCGCGAAAAGCGAAAACATAGATTACATACCGGCTGATATTTCTCTTGCGACTGCCGATATGTTCCTGGCTCAGACGATGTGCCGGGAGCAGATACTCCGCAAGGCACTGTTATCTGATGAAAAAACAGCCGAGTATGACTACATACTTATTGACTGCCTCCCTTCGCTGGGAATACTGGTGACGAATGCGCTTGCAGCAGCGGACGGTGTAATCATTCCGGTGCAGGTGCAGAAATTTGCACTCAATGGTATCGTTCAGTTTGAGGATATCTTCAATCTGGTAAAGGACAACATAAATCCCAGTCTTGAAATATGCGGCATACTTGAAACTATGACAGACAACACTCAGATGGGACAGGCTGTTGACGTTGCTCTGAAAGAACGTTATGGAAATCTCGTATTTACTACTTCTATCAGCAAGCGTATCGAAGCCGCAAACAGCACCGCTGAGCAGAAATCGCTTATATCCAAGAAAAACAGCGTACTTGGCGGACAGTACAGAGAGCTTGTTACCGAGATACTCAGCAAGGAGGCTATATAATGGGCTTTAATTTAGGGACATCAAGCAACACCGGCAAACTTCACATGACGGACTTTCTCAAATCTGGCAATGCCGTTCAGAATACCGAAAAAGAAATACCTATAAATCAGCTCGTCCCATGGGAAAATCAGCCGTTCAAAATGTACAGCGAATTCAAGCTGCATGAACTGGCTGAGTCCATAAAGGAAAACGGACTGCTTTCGCCTATCATTGTTTGCCCGCTTGATAACGGAAAATACCGTATCATTGCTGGACACAACCGCGTTGAAGCCTGCAAAATCGCTGGTATAACCAATATTCCGAGCGTCGTCAAGAACGTCGATGAGAACCGCGCCAAACTCATGATGGCTGACACAAACCTCTGCCAGAGGACTGAACTGCTCCCTTCTGAACGTGCATATGCTTATAAAGCACAGCACGAAGCGCTGATAGCACTGGGAAGCCCACGTTCAACGGCTGCCATTGCTGAGAAGTACGGCGAGGGGCGTGCGACAGTTCAGCGGTACATAGCCTGCTCAAGGCTTGTCCCGGAACTTATGAATTTGTTGGATTCCGGCAGGATCAATCTCATGCCGGCTGTTTCTTTTTCGGGAATGCCTGACGAAAGTCAGAGAGGCATAGCGTCGTATCTCAATAGCTTTCCTGATCGTAAAATATCCGCTGAACAGGCTGAAGAACTTGCTTCACTCAAATTCGTATCTGAAAGCGATATTATCGAATTATACGATGGTACCCCTAAGTCTGATGAAAAGAGGAGTGATAGCAATTCTGCACAGGAGCCGGTCAAGCAGAATACCGAAAAGAAGAAATCCTCACCCAATCAGTATTCAAAGAAAATTACGCTGAAGCGTAAGGAAGTCACCGAGATAATCGGCGATGAACTTACCAATGACGAGATATCTGAATTCTTCTACTTCTGCCTGCAGAAATCTGATTTTCTTTCAGAATGGCGTAAGATGTATCTTGAAACCCAGCAGGAAACAAGCGATAATATTTTAAATGATGATGATGAGGACGAGGACGAGGACGAAGAACAGGAGCTATAATAACTCCATTCGCTATTTAGTTTATAACTCTCCCCAGCCACAGGGGTTTATATATACTTCTCCTTTTGGGGCATGGTTCGCCATGCCCCACAATATGTGCATAGGCGGTAAACTCCGCTGCTGCGCTCCAACACGATTATATGAGGTAGTTCAAAAATGATAGATATACAGTGCAGTCCTCTTGAAGATAGTAGACTAAGCTTGAATGCACAGTATGTATTTAGCTGCCTGGTGCTTAACGATGGATTTCTTGTAGTAGATCAATCAATTATCGCAGCCGGGCTGGCTGAACTTATTAGATATGGATACTTATCGGATACGGAGGATATCACATGGATCTGAATGCACTTAGAAGAATGGCAAGGAAACAGCGCGAAACAGAGGAAGCGGAAGATAACATCGCACCGGAAGCCACAGTTAAGCGTGTTGTTCCTGCTGAAGAACCGACTGCTGACACTGAAATTTATGTTCCTCTTGAAGATGATGTAGTAGATCCGCTGCCGTTGCCTGATGACGGCTACTCCGTTTCCTCCTCAGTTGCCGAAGGTGAACCGAAAGAAGAAATGGCAGAAGAACGTCACAGTGAAACGCTCGACGAAATAATCCAAAAGTGTTTTACTGATGAAAAGGCATACAATATCGAGCTGGAACGACTTCTGCCATTCCGCCGCCCGATATTCACCAATTCCGGCGATCTCACTGACCTTAAATCGGACATATCAAGGATTGGCATTACCGAGCCGCTGCTTGTACGGTCAGCTGGTAATGGCGAGTATGAGATCTTGTCCGGAAATCGGCGCAGAGCAGCTGCAGAACAGCTCATGTGGACCAAAGTTCCGTGCCGAATTGGCAGCAACGATCTGATAACCGATGAATATGCAGAACGCATTGTAGTCGAGAGCAATCGCAGCAGATATTCAACGCTGCTACTTTCGGAGCAGATAAGAACCGCCGCAGTTCTCGGAGATAAAGCGGAATCTGAACTTCATTTGTCACATGAACAGGCTCAGAAGTACGCACATCTCAATGCACTGAAGCAGGATTTCCTGGTCATGCTTGATAATGCCGTAATTAATATAGCTGCGGCTGAAATGCTTGCAGACCTCAGCTCAGACGTACAGAGTACGATCATAAATGTTCTGACACAACACTCGGAGATGAAGCTCACCGGAGCCAATGTAAAAGAACTGCATGACGAATCCAGCTTAACTACCACAGCAATCACCAAGATCCTTAAGCCAAAGCCGCCCGTTAAAATTGCTGTGCCGGCTGAAATCGTATCGGAATTTATGGAAGGTAAAACGCCTGAAGAACTTACAGAAATAGTGTCTGCTGCTATCCGCAGATATTTCACGGAGGAACATGATGTCAAGATTTAACGATATCGCACAGATATACGATTACAAGCTCTCACAGCTTCGCGACCCACAGGTGTGGCAGAACACACTGCGGCTTACTTCAAATTTCTGGCGTCTGAACTTCTGCGCTGCCATGCTTCTTACTGAACAGAACCCTAAAGCTGTTATGTGCGGAACTCTTACCCAGTGGAACAATGTGGGAAGATATGTAAGACACGGAGAACGGTCCACTGCAATTTTCGTGGATCGAAATAATACCGAGCTGATGTATCTCTTTGATGTCAGCCAGACCTATGGAAAAGCATATAATGCCAAGTGGAAGCTCTCTGAGCGAATGGCTGACGGTATCGTTGGAAAGTACAACGCCGAGAATGCAGAAAACGCTATATCTTTTGAAGATTTTTTGCAGAAAAGTCTTGACAAAAATATAGATATAGTGTATAATTATGATAGCAAATTAAATAGTGCAATGGCAAATGACCCTCGCATCACCCATTTTATTCGCCAGAGTGCAGAATGTATATGCATGACAAGATGTGGACTTGAAGCTGAGTATGACTTTTCAGCAGCTGCCAAACTTGACAGCGATCTGTCCATAGTCGAAATCGGCAATGCGGCTACCGCGCTGGCACAGGAAGTGCTGCGAGACGTTGACCGGACTGTAAGGAGGAAAGAATATGAGCGTTATGAAGCTGGAGTATGCGGAAGACATTTACGATATCCCCTACGAGGAAGACAGGAACGGACTGCTGAACCCGAAATTCCGAAATTACGGCAGGAAGGATATGACGCCGCTGGAGCGCAAAGCGGTGGACCTGATGAACGAAATGGATCCGACAGCGCTCGACCTGGTGAACATGAGCGGGCTGTATCTGAGAATCTGGAAGGAGATCGGACGGAAAGCAGAGAGCGCCAGGAATCGCACGACACGTACTCTGATGAAGAAGGCGCAGCTCAGCCAGACTTACACGGAGAGCGCACAGCAGAGGACGGAAATAGATATAGCGGCTCAGGAAGCAGCGTGGGATTCGATCGGGACGAGCGTGACCTGGCTGGCGGAGGAAGTCAGGAGCCGTGGACAGCTGATGAAGATCAAGGATATTCGTCTGAGTATGATGACGAAGAGTTAAATGAAGATAACGAGATGGTATCTGATGAAACAGATGCCATTTCTGTTTTTTCAGACAGACCCGAAGAAATCGACTCAAAAAGTGAATATGCGCAGAAGCTGCTTGAAGATGAGATCCTGCACGGAAATCACTCAGCAGGAGGAAAATTTCGTATAACAGAGTACATTTCGGATAACTCCCCTACCAATGACGAACTTGCGAAGTTTCTGAAAAATGAATACGGAATCGGCGGCAGTTCTCGCAGCGGAATCGTCAAGTTCTCAAATCATGACGGTAAGGGACTTGCGTTGATCCTCGGAAATAACGGCAATGAACAAACTGTCAGATTTGGCTGGAAGGTCGTTGCAAAGGCAATCCGAAAGGCTGTTGACGAGGGACGATACATTACCGAAAAGGATATTGAATCAGCCCGCCGTTATACGCAGTTTGACGCAGAGCATTTTGCAATTCACTATGAGTATCCGCACTGTTTTGAAAATAGCCGGCTTCAATCTATCCGCAAGGATATTAAGCGCACCGGACTGGATATTCATATCAGGCTCACACCTGAACTGTTCGCCACTTATGCGGAAGAGTATATTCGTGCTCAGCCGCACGTCAAGGAGGAATATCAGAAAATCGAGCGCAGTTCCGTGAATGCTCCCTATTGTTTCAACGACTGGAGCACCGCAACGGAAGCCGCACGAACTCTCACAGCTGAATCCGGCTATCCGAAGTTTCGCAGCCTCTGCCGGGATTCAGTTTCGGAACTGGTAACTCAGCTTACGAACCATACCGGGCATAACCCCGGACTGGGATTCCCGGAAGAAGAAATCACGGAGTTTCTCAATTCTGGTGAAATCTCCGAGGATAAGTGGACGGACGAAATCACGGCGCAGGTTTTCGGGTATCTTTTCAATATAGAACAACGTGATCACCTATATGACAATAATGTAGCAGCTTTTTCAGAAGAAACCAGCGCTCAGCTGACCTTTGATAATTTTGAAGAAGAAAAATCTGATATGTCAATAGGAATAGTTGAACCTACAGAAAAGGACATCTCGGAAAAGCAGCCTACTATCACCTGCGAGTGGAGCGAAAGTCCAGCATTTGAGGAAGGTAAAACTTACTCCGTCCTCGAATTTGATACTATAATGAAGCGCGAGGATACAGATTGGGTGTCCAAACGTCAGCAGGAACTTGAAGCATATGGTGGTAACTCTGATAAACTATACGCTGCCATTGACAGCGGAGAACTGAAAGACGATCATCAGGGATATGCTAAAACAAAATTCACTATAAATATGCCGGACGGCACAACTTACAGTGAACGTCAGGATATCGGCGATGGATACGGCGGCGTGGTTGACTATCTCTCCAGTTTCAAAGCCTATCATTCTGTTGCCGAGAAACTAAAGAAGACTATCTCAGATGAACTTGAACAGCATACCGATGAACTGCCTCATGATGAGGCGGCTTCTTCTGGAGCATTGGAAGCAGCCATTGAATATATCAATGATTTCTGCGAAACAGAATACGGCAGCACTGCCGATTTCGACGACCTGAACCACGTTGATCTTGCATATACTACTGATGAGGATACTGACACTATTATCGGTGTATATGCGGATCTTGTGAATTACCGCATAATAACTGAGTACGGCAATGCAAATGCCCGTGAGGAACAGTATGATTCTTTAGATGAGATGAATGAGGTTGCCTTGAAAAATCTCGCTTTTGACGATCTGGTCTATCTCTCTGAAGAAGAAAAGGCACTGCCTCACGATGAGGCAGCTGATTTTTCAGTCAATGATAATTCAGACATTCCCGATTTCTTTATTCGGGATATTGAAGAACACAAGGAAATAAGAATTTCTGAAAAAGAAAAGACTGCGCTGCTCTACCCGGTAGATAATGCGTCTGACCTAAAACTCGGCAATTACAGATTATCGTATATTGGTGACGAAAGTGCTTATGCACTCATCGCAGACAGTAAAAAAGCCGGCGCTGATATTTTCGTCCATCAGTTTTCACATAACGATGGTGCCAGCGAAATATACTCATATCTTCGCGAAAAAGATATGCAGCCGTATCACGATGACACAGAGGTGCCTCACCGTGATGCACCTGTTCCACAGGAAAATATTGAGCGCAGTACCGTTGTTCAAACAGTACCGCCGGTTGGCAACTACCGCTTCCCCGAAAATTTCACATACCCCACCGGTCCGAAAGCAAAATACA